CCTTCGCTGATATCGACGATATACTCATTGATGCCTTTACCAAGCGGCTCGTTCTGCTGACTGAACGCAGTATGGTCGATGCTCGTTTCTTCATTTCTCAAGTTGACCACGCTCTGCATGTCGTAATAACAAAGATCGTCGTTGTAAGGTGCGAGAAGGAACGTGTAGACCTTGCCGCTCGCGGAGTCAGTCACGTTCACTACATATTTGAAACCATCGTTCGTTACGTTGTCGCTTGATGCGATGACCATCAACTTCTGCCCTCGTGGAGTCAGTGCATATGGTTGGTCGGTAATTGTAATAGCCATTACTTGTTTAAGTATTTGTCACTCATTAAACGGAATTCATTCAAGAAATCTATCTGCATAGCGAGTCCGAGTTGCTTTTTATGCTTCTTAAAGACCTTATCGAAGGCTTGACTCATATAGTTGATGCCTTTGATACCATTGCGACTAATCGCCTTTGATATCTTACGTGCCGCGAAACGCATGTTTGCATCGTTCTTCTCGGTGAATCGACCCTTGCTATCGCGCACCTTTATCTTCCGGACACGCATCCATCTCATGATAGGCTCAATCGGAGGAGGAGTCGCACCTTTTCGACGGCCCTTCTCGATGACATCGGCGTATTCGCGAATGCTCTTCTCCTGCGGACCATACCACTGCACTATCATGTCGCCCCTCTTCCAGTATCCGAAGGTCAAAGAGTCGCGCAATTTACCCGTGGCCACACGATTCGTCGTGCGACCGCGAATGTTGCGAGGCTTCTGCAGGTTCTTCTTCGCTTCAGCAATGACCTCTGCACCCATTGCGTCGAGTTTCTCGCGGAATGTGGAGAGTTTAGCCATTACGCAAACGTGAGATTAAGCAATGCCGCCGCATAGTTGTAGGCATCAGTGTTCGCGTCGAGTGACTGACCCCAAAGTTGATAGTCTCCATCCGCGATCGTGAAGGAGCCTTTGACGAGTGAGGTCGCGTTGTCGTCGCTCAAATGGTACTCGAAGACGGCTTCGGTTTCAAGATTGTCGAATGTGATGAAGAGGGTCAGTTGAGTTGCTTGCGTGGTAATTCCATCCACCCACACGTTGATTGGTTGTATTGTTTTCATTATGATCGTTCAATGATTATTGCTACTGATACTATTTGTGCCGCCGTTCCACTCGCCGCATTGTTCTGCACTTGAAGCGAGAGTTTATCTCCTGCCGCCACCGACACCGAGTTCGTCGTATCGGAGAACGTACCTGCGACTGCACTTGCAGGAATGGTTGTCGTGATAGCCGTACTTGATCCATTCTTGCGCACCGTACACACTTGAGAGTTGTTCGCTGATTGAGTCGATGCAGTCAACACGTAAAGGTTCTTGATAGTGCCTGCCACCGGAATGATGACTTGACGCGAAGCCTCAACACTATTCGTCGTGAATGCGCAGAAGGACACGAATGATGTAGTCGATGCACCGAGCGTGACCGCTACGTTGTTGATGAGTGAGATGCTATCCTGCGCCGCAGTCGTGATGTTACCCGAACCAAGTATCGATGTCGAGTTGATCGTCTTGATATTGGTTCCGGATACGAGGGTTGCTTGGACTGCGACATCACCACTACCGAGAAGCGAGGTCGAGTTCACCGTCTTGATGTTAGTACCTGACACGAGAGTCGCTTGAACCGCTACATCACCACTTCCAAGGAGTGATGTGGAGTTGATTGTCTTGATTGACGTGCCGCTCACGAGCGTGTCCTGCTTGCCGCTATTCAAGTTAGTCAACGCATCTTGCACCGTAGTACCCGACACGGTTGACGTGTTGTCGATGTTGGTATCCTTCAAAGTTTGGTTGACCCATAGACTCGTTCCCGTGTTGTAGTATAGAACTTGACCAAGTGCAGGTGAAGTGATTTTCACGCCGTGCAACTCATCGAGTTCATAGCCGTTTTGAATCGCGATAATCACACGACCGAGGTTCGGATGACTACGAGCGACGAAGCCGATGAAGACTGCGTGTGCAGGTTCGGCAGGAGGAGTATTCGCTTGCATTGCTCCTGCAGTTGACGAGAGCCATAACGTGTCACCTGCAGTGAACGCTGATGTATCGAGGTCGTGTAGCGTTCCATTGACCGCGACATAACCATCACTATTGTTCGTGATGTCCGCTACCACAATGCCTATTGTCTTACTACTTGTTGCCTCGGTATCCGCATCTGCAAGTAGTGCGTTCGGTCGGTTGCCCGTTGCGCCCGATAGATACACGACTTGCCCCTTGGTCAACGTGACTCCAGTTGAATTCCGAACCACTATTTGAGTCGTCTCCGAAGCATCAACTACTCCATCGTCATCCGTGTCATAAACAGACTTGAGCATGTCGCCAACCGTACCCGGAAGAGTCGGTTTGTTCTTGATATAGTCGAGAGCCGTGTTATCCGTCTGCGTCCAATCGGATTGAATCTGCGCCGCAGGTATAGTAGGCTTGTTAAGTATCTCGGCCACGCCACTGACTGCATTCCAATCGGAGTTAACTTGAGCGGCAGGTATCGTAGGTAGGTTCGATAGGTCGTTATAGTCACCGCTTGTGGCTACCGCCGCGAGTGATGGCTTGTTCAGTATCTCACTTGCTCCACTTGTCGAGTTCCAATCCGCATTCTCTTGAGCAGGAATGTCACCGATCGTGATGAATCCGCTATCATTGGTCAGTTGACTCGTGAGTGTAGGTATAGTGGGTAGATTGTCGAGGTCATTGTAGTCGCCACTCGTAGCCACCGCCGCGAGAGAACTGATGTCTGCCTTGAGGTCGAGTGCATTCTGCAAGTCGGTTTGACTTGATAGTGTTCCTACAATCGAACCCCAAGACACCGAGCCACCACCGCCTCCAGTGTTCGTGATAGTGACTGACCCATCTCCATTGTCGGTGATATTGATGCCGGTTCCTTCCACGAGGTCGAGGATATTCTGCACTACGTTGTTGACTCCGTTCACCTTCAGCAGGAGAGCCGATGGTACACCACCGCCGCCACCGCTTCCGGAACCACCGACCGACCAATCCGCAGGAATCTCACATGCACTCCAGTTCCAAGGGAAGGTCATGGAGAAGGTCAAGGTCGCACCGCTTAACGTGTGAGTGTACTCCGCTATGAATGGAGTAATGGTTGATCCTTCATCGAGGTCTGCATCGGGGAAGATGACGTGGCCGTTCTTGATCTCCGCGAGCAAGTCCTCACATAGACGAATGCAGTCACTGATAGCTTCCTTTTGGTAGTCCGCATCGGTCTCCTTGTCACGAGGTAGGTCTGCAAACGTGACTTCGAACTGATACGATCGTGAGCCACCACTTGGAGTGACTTGTATCGGGTCGACGTGCATCCATGGGAACACGCTGTTCTGCTCAAGGTCAGTTTGACTGATTTGTCCATGAGTGAACTTGTTGATGAGATAGTGACCATCTGCGAACGCCCGGAGACGCTCGATGACCACGTTGTAGGTTACTTGATTAAACATGCTTTCTCATTGCTTGATTCATTAAACGTCTTTCTTCCTGCGCATAGTCGCGCATATATGATAGGTGCGTGAACACTTCCTTCACCGCTCGGTCGAGTACTTGGTCGAACTTCGTGATGTCTCGACTCGCCAATGACTCTACTATGTGCATCCATTTCCATCGTCCTAATCCGCTTGGTGTTGAAGGGTCTCCATCTTCGTCCTCATCTCCTGCTCCAAATAGTCCAATGAACTGACTATTAAGTCGCTTAGTAAAGTCGAAAAAAAAACCAAGGCACCGTTCACACGATCCATGGTCATCGACTCAATATACCGCTTGTAGCGTGGAAGTCTATCCACGTTGTAGGGGTCGATGTCGTAGTACTCACCTAGCATCGAGTTGACCGGTCGGAATAATATGCAGAGTAGGTCCGGTAGATACTTGTAGTTGATAGTACCGTCACCCTTCCATATCTCCTTGGCGTAGGAATCGAGGTCGATGTACTCACGAAGCGAGAGAGCATCCATGTCCGGAATGAATCCGAGACGCATGCCCTCAATGAGGAAGGTCTGCTCGTGTCGTGGAGTGCCGATGTTCGATGCGGCAGAGAATGACTCAACCACGAGGTCGGACTCCTTCTGCTTGAAGTCCATCACATGGAGTTGAGGGAATCCCGTGATGGCCATGAGTTGCTGAACTTGGGTCTTCGCCTCCATGAATGCGACCATCTGCCGAAGCGTGATGTCACCGTAGTCCTTGGGTAGTTTGAATTTCATGTATGTGTTATAGGTTCTTCGCTATTTGGATGATAGGTTGACCCTCTTCTCCCGTGATTTCCTGACGTTCGATGAATCCACGCTTCTTGCCTTGGGTCTTGCAGTAGAAGATAGTGGCCGCAGTATCACCCTTGGCGATCAACTTGTGCAGAGCGGTGACAGCGAAGTCGAGTGCGACATCCTTCAGTTCATCCACCGAGGCCTTGTATTCGGCGTCGAGGTTGTACCAATTATAGTGAGTCTGCCTTGCTATACCAACCATATCACAAGCATCAGTCACCACGCCGAGTGATTTGCGCAGTGCCTCCAGCATGGCCTCTTTTTTCGTGTCAATCGTGTCCATTGGTTATTGCTTCTTTGAGTCCCACTTCATTTGACATATCGAATACCTCTGCTTTGAGTCCGGGTATTCGGTGAGCATCTTGTCATCTGCCATGCATCGGCCTATGAAGTCGCTTTGTTCCTCGTCGGTTGTTGGTTCGGGTATGGGCATTACTTGTCTTTTACTTGGTTGATTGTATCGACTATCACGTATCCGAGGAATACGAGTAGTGCGGTGATGGTTGCTATAGCGATGTAGGTATTCATTTGAATAGTCGGCCTCGTGTTAGTGTCTTGTCGTTTATCTTTTGTATCTGCTCCGGGTTGTTATCGTAGTGGATGTCCATCTTTCGACGTTTGACGTAGGTCCACTTATCTCGACCTTCCGTGAATACGACTTGCGATCGTGGTATGCCGAGTTCTTCTGCTGTCTTATAGACTGCACTGGAGTCATCCTTTTGACGAGCGGTGATGATATAGACCTTGTCACCTTGGGTGAGGTGATTCTTGGCCATGTCTTTACCCTTCTTGGTTGACAATACGCCATCGTAATCAAACGACACGGCGGCAAGGAAGATATGGAAGGGGAATACTTTAGCCATCATAGGACTTGTTTGCGGAGTTCTTTGACCATAGCAGGGACGTTGCAGGACGCACATGTCTGCTTGTGACCGCTTGGGGCGAGTTTATTGTACCACTTGAGTAGTTGCGTCTGCATATCGGTGTCGCTTATAGTTGACGGGAGTGAGTCAAGGAATAAACGGAGTTCCTCGATATCTTCCCTCGATAGTTCACTTGACCACTTACCTATGGGACATTCGGCACCTTTGAGCCATGTCTTGAGAGGCATGACGCACCCGCAGAGGGTGACCTTGCGACGATAGTAGGTGACTTGGTTCTTTTGTTCGGCCTCTTCGTTGTGGAGTTGCTCTTGGACGGTTATCTTCTCGCCAAGTGGCTTGAAGATCCGGAGCGTTCCACACGATTTTGTGGTCGATTTGAAGTACTTGCACGACTTACATAGGTCGTATCTCTTCATCCGTATGGCAGGAGGGACGTTTAGTGACATTGGTTCTTATCTTTTTTATGGCCTTTTCGACCCGTTTATATAGGTACTTGATGGGAATGCCGGTGTGTTCACTCACCTTTTGATAGGAGAAGTCGTCCATGATGTAGAGACGCAGCATGATGGCGTCGATGTCCGGCATCAAGGAGATATATGCGTCGAGATACTCGTTGTCGATTCGACTTCCGAGCCATGGCTGCTCCGGTTCCTTCTCGTGTTGAGTCGAGAACGTGTCCCATCCAGTCGCAAACTTCCGGTACTTCATGCCGTATCGACTTGATGAGTCAATGGCCATCGTGTAGAGGCATCGGTTGACGTATGTGAAGAGGTGACCTGATTGCGCGAGTTCATGCATTTTGGCTCCTTGGTTCTCCATGCACTTGAGTAGCGTTTCTTGAAGCAAATCATCGCCGTTGACGGTATTCTTGACGAGTCCACGAGCGAACCTCCTCCACACCGGCATCAGTTCAGTCAATGACTTATCGAGTTTATTTGCATTCACGCCTTGCGTTGCATCAATTAAGTTACATATCTTTGTCAAACCTACGTCAATAGTAGACATGAGTCAACTCGAAAACATAATTCTCGACCACTTCGGTACCAAAACCCTCTTTGCGGAGCGGATGAAGGTCACCCGGATGACTGCGCACCGATGGGTGAAGAACCCGAATGCGATGCAGTTGAGCGACCTGAAGCGACTCGCGGATATCACCGGTCTATCTATAGCCGATATCACACGTAATCTATAAACACATGTCATATACACACAAACCAAACCAAGGGTCACTATTCAAAAATGACCGCAAAGAAAAAGAAACGCATCCGGACATGACCGGTACCATCATGGTCGGTGACAAGGAGATGAGAATCTCTGCATGGAAGAAACAAGGCAAGAGCGGCGAGTTCTTATCCATCGCATTGAGTGAAGTCAAACCGAAGCCGACCCAAACCGATACGCCATGGTGAGAAGTATCGACCGGTTGTATCGTGTCTTCTCCGAATTGCGAGAAGAGACTGGAGACAATGAAGCCGCCATCTTGCATCGTTTACAAGAGGCCGTTGATCTCGAAGTTGACAAGTTTAATCGTGATATTGAATACGAATGCAAAACCAAGACCCTACCATGGTGGCGAGAGAAGAGGCCATCGAGAA